ATGTCCAAAATCAAGGCGGCAACACTGGAGCAGCGGCAGGCAATGCGCGAGGCGAATTATCGGGAAATGGTTGCCGCTCGTCTTCCTTGTCTGAATAGTAATAACTCAATCGGCGGTTCTAAGGTAGCGCCGATTGTCCCCCCTCGCGTTGTAGCGAGGAGTGAAGAAAAGCAGAAAGAATTTAACGAATTTTCCACCAGCCATCGCAAGAGTGCCTACGCGCTGGAACAGAACGTGAGGGGGTTTATTGAACACTTTGGCATTGAGCATGTCGGCTTTTTAACCCTTACCTTCGCCGAACACGTAACTGACCCCAAAGAGGCGCAGAGAAGGTTTAACAGCCTGCGAACTAACTACCTGAAAAAGCATTATTCAAATTACATCCGCGTTATTGAGCGCACCAAGTCGGGGCGCATCCACTATCACTTAATTGTGGCGTGCAAGGAGGATATACGGCGCGGGCTGAACTTCAGGCAAATCGCCGCGCGAAATTACAAGAGCGCAAACATTCATATCCGCCGTCATTGGGAGAGCCTGCGTGAGAACCTGCCCAAGTACGGATTTGGCCGCGCCGAACTGCTGCCGGTGAAGACAAACAGCAAAGGCCTAGCCCGATATGTCGCAAAGTACATCGGTAAACACATCAATTCAAGAATAGCGGAAGACAAGGGGGTACGCCTTTGTCAGACCAGCTTAGACAAAAGCGGCGCGTGGAAAAGGGCAACCAGCAATTTCCAGTTTTTGAGTAAAGGCTCGGAGGCTTGGCGAAAAAAGCTAAAGGCTTGGGCTGACAAACTGGATGAATACCTACGAATTAAATTGACAGACAGACCAAGCGTGACAAGACCATATACACCGATAAATCAAAACAACTACAACGAGATAATTAAGCAATATCTAGGCAGCAAATGGGCGTTTTTTAACAGAGACCAGATTTTTAACATGAATGCATGAAAGGCAAGTTATGAGCGAAGTAAAGACCGAACCCTTAAACCAAGGCTTCCACATCGTGGGAGAGTTTGACCGCGTGCGGGCGGTCGAAATCCGCAAGAAAGACGGAACGTCTTTTGTCAAGCATGAAGTACACCTGCTTGTCAGGGGTAAGAACCTGACGGCAACCTACCCAATCAGCATCAAGCATCCCGAAAAATGGCAGAACAAGCGGCGCGGCGAGGTGGTCGAGGCCGAAATCTATTTATCAGCGCGAGCCTACAACGGTCAAGCCTATGTGAGTTACTACGCAATCGAAGATTAAAGGGCGGCGACAGCCTTTGAAGTCGCAAATTAACCAATGGAGTAAACCATGAACATTAAACAGAAACTGGCCTTGTTGGCCGTAACCGCAGGTACAACCTCCGCAGCATTCGCGGGCAAAGTGGCCGAAGCCATCACAGGCAACGAAGCCGTAACGGGCGCGTCTGCCGACCTGTACACCATCGGCGGCGTTGTCGTCGGCATCGTCGTTGTCGGCGTCGTCTTCCGCGCAGGCCTGAAGCTGTTCAGCAAAGCGGGCTAATCATGGGCGGCACTACAGGCTACAGGGTGGGCGGTCAGTGCTTCACAAGCGCGGAAGCCGCAACCGACTACCTGATGAGCCAAGTCGTGCCGACCATAGACCAAAACGGCACCCTGCAACACCCAGTGAAGCAGGGTGCCGTTTGGCATTATGGCGGCCAAAAAGTAGCCCTGACGTTGCCCGCGTGCAATCCGTCGGAGGATTTCGAAGACGGTTTGACGGTCGGCGTTGAGGTCGTGGCGTTGATGTTTGTCGCCTTCGTCATCAGGCAGGCAGTCGGACTGTTCCGACTGGCGGGCGGGACGAGGGAAGGAGAAGACGAATGAAAGGATTGAATGTTGAATCAGGAATTTTTAAGCGGCTTGCTGATGTGCTTGCCGTTTGTGTATCTGCTCTGGCATTGAGCGGGCAGGCAATGGCTGATGTGGCTGCGCCCCCGCCGAGTGTCCATACTGAGCCGACAGCAGGTTATTTGAGATATGAGAATGGACGGTTGGTAGGAAAGACGCAGGGTTCATGGGGAACTTATGATGCTTCTACTGGTGTATTTAGACCACAATTCAACGGCTCTTCCCGAACATCTGGCGGCCATGTCGGAAATAAAACCATTAACGTTAATTTTAGGGACAACTTCGGCAACTCGGCAGGTGGCCAGATCCACACCCAAACTCGCACCCCCGGTTCTTCTACTCTGTCGAAAGCGGCAGGGGCATACGCGGCAGGTTCGATAGCCGGTAGTGTTTTAGGTTCGTCAAACGCACAAAAGGCGGCGGGCTACCTTGGCGAAGGCCGTTACGGGGACGCGGCGTTTCATGCTGCGGCCGCATTTGACGTTTTTAACATTGGCGGCGGAGCTCGCTCATTGTGGGATGCGTTTTGGGCATCTCACGATGGACGCGATATACAGAGAGAGGTAAGGGAAGCGGCTGCCAAGAAAGCCCGTGATGCGGCGGCGGCGGCGGAAGCTGCCGAAGCAGCAAGGCGTGAAGCTTACGACAATATAAACAACACGAAATGGGTTTCTGTCATTAAGTTTCGCGACACTGGCGAAATCCTTTATGTGCCAATGAAGGAAGGGCGGTTGCTTGGGGCGCAGGGCAACTTTACGGCTGGCGAAGCCGTCCCGCTCGGAGCTTATCATATTGATGATAAGGGAGGTCTGGTTTTTGAAGGCGCTTCTAAAGATATGTTTATTCTCCCGCCGCCGACGGGCGGAAGCTATGGTGAGCGGTACTATTACCAAACATCCTCGTTGATGGGCGACCAAATTACGCCAGAAATTCGGGAGGCAATGCGTAATCAGAACAGGCCTAATCTTGACGTACGGGATTTATTGCTGAACCAACAGGAAATAGAGGCCATTTTAAACAAACGTTTGGATGCTTTGCTCAACAGCCAGCAGGCAAACGCCGACGCCATCACCGCACTGCTTAACGCCATGTGGGGCAGCGGCCTAATCAATACGGGCAATACACAAACAAACGTTACGGGCGGCGACGCGGCCAATACCTTCACGACTGCGCCGTACACGCCCGCAGACGGCCAGCAGGCACAGCAGACCCAATTTATCGTAAACAACAACGGCAACGTCATCACAAATATTGTATCCCGTCCCGACTTGGCACCCCATTCGTCCCAAGCTCCTACTCGGCAGCCTATCGGCGGCCAAAGTCAGACAAACACCCAAAGCCCGAACAATCCCGGCACTGCACAGCCTGCGCCAAACCCCGGGCAGTCTGAAGGTCAAAAGCCCGATATCTGCAAATCCAGCCCCAACAATATAGCCTGTGCCGACTTGGGAAATACCGATTACACAGACCCTGAGTTGCCGCAGGAAACCCGTAATCTAAGTTTTAACCCTGCCGATATATTTGCCAGCAACGGCATGTGTCCGCAGCCTAAGCGCGTGCGCATACTCTATTCCACGGTGGAAATCAGTTACAAACCGTTATGCGACATCGCGGCGGGCATCCGCGCGATAGTGATACTCGCGGGCGTGATGGCGGCTTTATATATGGTTTGGGGGGAGGTGCAAAATGGCTAGCGGTAGCACTTTAGGGATGCTGATAACGTCGGCGTTAATGAGCACGGCGGGCAAGCTTTTAACCTCGCTGGGCATAGGCGCGATAACTTATGCAGGGCTTGACTATGTGCAACGCCGATTCGTGGCGGCAGCCCTCGACGCATGGGGCGGGTTGCCTGCCGATGCGGTGCAGTTGATGTTGATTGCTGGCGTAGGCGTCGCTCTGAACTGGGTATTTGGTGCAATTTCGTTTGTCGTTACTTATCGGAGTACGACCAAGTTAGGGCTGTTGATGAAGAAAGGATAATAATGCTCTCATTAATCACAGGTGTGCCGGGAAGCGGCAAGACGTTGTGGCTGGTAAACCAACTGATGACAAACAAGTATTTGAAAGACCGCCCGCTATATGTGTGCGGTATCCCCGAACTCAAAATACCGCATGAGCCGATAACGGCGGAGCAGGTGCACGACTGGCCGAACTGGGCACCCACCGGCGCAATAATTGTGGTGGACGAATGCCAAAAAGTATTCCGACCTCGAAGAAGTGGGGCGGACGTGCCTGCATACGTCGCGGAACTCGAAACGCACCGCCATAGGGGGCTTGACTTCTACTTGCTTACCCAAAATCCCCGCCTCATTGACAGCAACGTGCGCGATTTGGTCGGCGAGCACAGACACATAGGCAAGACGCTGTTAGGCTTCCGCCGCATGCTGTATTGGAATTCGGGCGGCGCAAAGAATCCCGCTGCGCGAAGGGATATAGCGGAGGCCGTGGCCAGCCCCTATGTGCTGCCGAAGGCCGCAATGGGCATGTACAAAAGCGCGGAGGAGCATACCAAGCTGGGCGGGAAGGTCTCCCGCATGGTTTACGTTCTGCCGTTGGCGGTAATAATTACGGCTGGCCTGTTTATACACCTGAAGGGCAGGTATCAGGAGCTGACACAAGAGCAGGCCGCAGCCCCCGCCGCAGTGGCGGCGGAACAGCCGCCCCAAGCGGACGAGCGTGCAGCGTTAGCGATAAGCGAGGAGGCGGCGGGCGGCGGCAGATACCCCACGCAGGCGGAGGAGAGGCCGATTCCGAAGCTGTCAGCCGACAATTACAAGCCCGTGCAGGACGGCAAGCCGTGGACAGCCCCCATCTACGCGCCGCTCAACGAGCAGATAATAACCATGCCCTTCCCCGTAGCGTGCGTCAAAAACGACAAGCGTTGTACATGCTACACAGACCAAGGCACACCCATTCGGGGCATGGACAAAGGCCTATGCCTTGACTTCGTGCAGAACGGGATATATAACCCGCACAAGGCCGCAAGCGCAGGCGGCGGAGTCGCTAAAGCGTCTACGCCTGCTGTGCCGCAGGCCGAAACGCCGCAGGTGCTGGCACTTGACGGCAGGGATAAATATGGGGACGTGCCGAAGTTCGGAGATGCCCCGTCGGCGCAGTGAGGTTGTGATGTTCAAGTATGAGAGCACGGAAGGTTATACTTATACTGGGAATGGTTTGTGGATTTCGGGGTTCTTCAATTATATGGTCGTGGGGACTGTATCGGCCAAGATTGACGATAACCGCCCGCAGGAAGACAAACCGTGTTATTTGGCCGTGATGGCGCACCGCTCGCAAATGCAGGCGATATTGGATAATGCGCATTTATTCGACACTGCGTTTGTAAACGCCGTATCCCTTGCAGTGAGCGAGTATGACCGCATTAAGGTTGAATTTGACTGACCCATCACACACGGCGAACCTGTCAAGCGGAAGGTTTGTAAGGCTTTGTAAAGGCGCAGCCTTTATGAAGGCTTACGAATACCGCTTGACAGCTAACGGCACAAACACGCTCCCAGCAGCTCCTGCGGCCATACCTGGCCGCCGGGGCTGCCTCACGGCGAGTGCGGGGCGTCGGGGGGGGGCCCCCCCCCAGAGCAGCCCCAAGCCCCCCCCCGGGGACACCAAGA